GATGTACACCGAAAGCTCCACAGCGTCAAATGGCGAGACCTCTATTGTCTCGGTCGCGCCATCGCCGTACACTACCGTAAGCATCACATTTTTGCAGCTATTATAATAATGCAGCCTGAAGTCTTGTAACTGTCTCATAGCCTGTTTTCTATTGTTGTTATTATTCTGTAATACCTCATCCACAAACGCCCAAATTTGCGGTTTCTCTTGCTTGTGCACACGAGCAACGCCGTGAGTGGGCAACCTATCGCAGGGGCGACAAAGAGCGTCCCAAGCGAAAGAAATAGCAGCGCGTTTGCAATCATAGCCGTTTTCATGTTCACGCAATCTTTACAAGGTTCGCTTTCTTGAAACAGCGGTACTCTTGCTTCTCTGTGTCGTAATAGGTCTGCAAGGTCTCGTTTGCCTTTCTGCCTGTGCCTTTCGTTTCGGGCAAAAGGCTCTCTTTCAACGTGCCGTAGGCTTCTCTTACAGTGCCGTCCACTTTCTGAAAGTAGAACTTCACGATACCTTTGCGCATCTTCGCCCTTAGTTTGATGTTAGCCCACGCCGTTTTCAACGCTTCAGAAAGGCCGTAGCCGTTCTTCTTCACGAATTGCCATGCGAGCGTCATTATCTCGCTTAGGCTGTTTCTTCTGTCTTGTGCCATAGTCGTATGTGTTTAAAGTTTGTTCAACGCTTCTAATGCCTTATCCAACGCAAGCAGCGTCGCATTGTAGCTTTCCGTCTGCGCGCTTTGCATCGCCTCAAGCTCTTGCAACGCTTTCAAGCAATTCTCTTGCGCCTGTTTCGCAAGCGTGGCAATGTTTATCAATTCACGCTGTATCATGTCTTTTCGTTTTAGAATGTGAGTTCTTTCTCTACATAAAGCTCTATAAGGCTCTCGTCTATGTCAAGCTCTATTTTGTCGCCGTCTTCATTGTAGGCTTCTATCTCGTCAATGGTTACGCTTGTGTCAGTGGCTACCCATGCGCCCGTGCCGTTGTAGTAGTCATTCTCGCAGTAGCCGTCAGCCCAATAATGCCCCCTGACCGTTACGAGCGTGCCGCCAATCTCTATGTCGTCTGTGCAGTACGGCTCGTTATCAACGCAACCAAGCTCGCACTCGCTTATGATAGCTTCTATCACTCTTGCTTCTATTTCGTTTGGCTTTCTCATATCTGTATTATTTTATTTGATGTTGCAAATATATAGGTTTTATCCTATATATCAAAATATAATTTAGGTTTTATCTAATTTTTCACTATAATTAATATTTATAACTTCTATCTTAAATTACGTTAACAAAATTAGGTTTATTATTATAAGAATATGCTCTTTTAGAAAAAAACATTATCTTTGTCTCCCAATAATTTAAGTTATGACTTATGAATATAAAGAAAGTGATTAAAGATAAGGGATGGACTTTGGAGGCACTTGCCAAAGAGATGACTAATAAGCAGGGAGAAAAGGGTATTAGCCAACCATCTCTATCACAGCTAATCAACGGCAATCCAACTTTGGATAAGTTGAAAGAAATTGCGTCTGTTATTGGGGTGACTGTCTCGGAGCTTGTACAAGATGAAAGCGACAAAAGCACAAAGGCTTTTGTCTGCCCTCACTGTGGTAAAACAATAAATATTAAAATCGGAGTTGTCAGCTCTTGTGGAACATAATGGAGATTTTTACAAGGCGACAACAATAAAGGAGCTGGAGACTATCGTATCTGAAATCAAAATAAAGAAATCTAAAAAACAACATCATTATGAGAAAACTTATCGTAATCACATTCGCCGCATTACTTAGTATCGGATGCTCCAATTCCCAAAGGCAGCAAAGGACGCAAGAAGAGCTTGAAATCCTGCAAGGGCACAATAGCACGTCGGAAACAAGGATAACAAGCGCGGATGAATATTGCGAGACCATATCGGGTTTCACTTGCAGGAAGGCCATTGTGGACGAAGCAGGGTGGCTTATTGTTGGCATAGATGCGACTGGCGGCAATTATGACAGGCTTGCCGAGCAATTTCTTGACGAGGCAAAAGGAGAGGGCGTAATGGGGCTGAAAGGCTGTGGGATAGTAAACTATTCCACTTCGGAGTTTCAGCAAGGCGCAGTAGTAGGAGAAAGAATTGGCAAGGCATACAATTAACACTGTACTTTCATATCTATGGCGGCTGTATGATTAAGAACAAACGCAATGGTCTTAAAGCACAATCCTGTACGTTCATGTATTCGCCCATAAATGTAATTACGACTGACTTCGGATGCCAAAGCACCCAATTCCTTACGCAGTTCTTCATACGCCAAATGAACATCATTGTCTCTGATTATCGTGCTCCGTCTGCGATTTTCGCTTGAAGTTCTTGCCATATATAAAATAAATCCGTACCTTTGCGGATGCTACACATAAACAATAATCACATAAATATCTCCAGTCGTGGACTTACACCCCGACACTGGGAGGTATGTATGTGATTATATACTTTAAAGTTTATGTGTAGCGACAAAAACTGAAAGTGTCGGGGTTCTTTACACTCTGCCCCGAAAAGAGCCTTAATTACCCCTCACCGTTATTATTCAACGGTACATTGTCCTGCTTTGCGGACTTTATGCGCTCCACTTCTTCCATTGGAGCATTGACAAGTCCAAGTAGTTGTACTGCTGTTTCAATGGATATAACGCCTTTTTGGTAAAGGTCTGCGATGGAACTCCACATCTGCTGTTGGTCTGTCGCAAAAGGCTCTGAGAACTCGAAACTGATTTGCAGTTTCTCCAGTTCCGCCTTTTTGTCGGGATGCAGGAACATAAGGATTGCCACCATTATGTTCTTTAGTCGATCTATAAGTTCACCGTATATCTCCTTACGGTTGTCTCGCTTAATGTAGCCGAGTATCATGGAGTTTTTGATTGCCGCCCCTGTGAGTGTTCCCAACCCTTTCATCTTCTCAAAGGAAAAATCGGGCGTGAACGTATCGAACAAGATGCTGTCATTAAGATTGCTGCGCTCGGACTCCCTCGTCTCACTTGACAACGGAGGATTGACATATTCAAACCTTGATTTCTCACCTGTGAGTTGTATCAACTTGCCCGGCTTGTTCGGGTCGGCAAGGTTCTCTATGACATCGGCTGTGGCCGCAGCTATCGGGTCGGCAAAGTAATTGTTCGTGTCGCCAACCTTGCTGTCAAGCATTTCCTCACGGTGCAGCCTCGGCTCTGCGCCATCCCACGCCTTTGGCTGTTGGAAATACACGGCATTTATCTTGCCTGTCGGGTTTTGGAAAGTCTCAATGTTCCATCCTACCGCACCACGCTTGCAGAAGAAAATCATGTCTGCGGTCTGTATATCCCAGTGTTCCACCGTCTTTCCGTTCTCTTTCAGCCTATAACCATAAGCAAAGGCGGTCATGTTGCCGTATTGGTCGAACAACGGACGCAGCTTGTACGCCGTGGAACGGGCGAGGATTACAGGCTTGACAACGGGATTGTCGTTTTTGTCCCTGTATATATGGAACAAAAGGGCGGACTCGGTTTCCGAACCTGCGAGACGCTTAATCTTGCGGATGTTGGCATCAAATCGTATGTCTCGAATGAAATCGGTATATAGCCTGTACGCATCATCCGAACCGTCCTCTTTCTTCCATTTGACAGGATTCCCAAGCAAGAAGAACAACTCCACTTCGTTTATGTAACGTTGGCGTGTGCGTGGCAGCTTCTCCGTTATGTAGTCATCGCCCTTCTTGCGATACTTGTTCGGGCGTTTCATAACCTCGTGCGTCTGTGGGTTGTACTCCTTTATGGCAATGTCAACCTCATTGTCCCTGTTCTGCATCATGTTTACGGCGGTGGATATGTCGCCGTCCTGTATCAGCTGGTACAAATCACGCTCCGCTCCCATTGAGTTCAATGCGAGGTTGCGGAAATATGAGAAAATCTGCTGTAAATAGTTCGTCATTGTGTTATCTCCCCTTAAAATATTCCAAAATCCGATTTGTTATAGTTCTTTTTTGCAATCACCTGTCCGAAGATATGACCGTTCACGTAATAGCGCATAGCGTCCATTCCGTGATTGTCGTGGTCTTCGGGTTCATTGATATAGTTTCCGTCCTTGTCTCTCGCCCATACGTAATTGCGAAGCTCCCTTTGTATGTTGTAGGAACGCCGTGTAACAAAGATGTGGTCGAAGTCTTTTATGCGTTCAATTCCTGCTACTATTGAGCCTTGTCCTTTTTGCACAGGGTATATCACTACTCCCTTGTTGGCTATCTCCTGTATCAGGCGCGGGTCTGCGCTGTCAGCGTAAACGTGCGAATCCTCCGTTTTCAAAGAGTTCGACAAGTCTGTAATGAGCATACCCTGCCGATAGAACACCTCATCGACATACAGGTCATTATCCACAATTCCGCACCGCACGCAAGCGGACGGGTCTTGTGAATATCCGAAGTCCAACCCTAAAGCCACTTTTTTCGCATTTGCGGGGAAATCAT